CGTCTTTATCTTCTTGCGTCAAAGACTCCAACTCAACCATCTGTTTAATTGCTTGCCTATTTGCTTCTAATGCTTCAAGTGTTTGGGCTTGTTGCAATTTATTGATTAGCATAGTTAAAACTTGTTTGCTTGCTTTGTCTTTAAGTGCAGAAGTAGTTTGGACATTCGACGGCGCTTCTGGTTGTTCTTCTGTTAATGGTATTTCACTGTCGGCGTAGAAAAACCCTTGCAAATTAAGTGCTTCTAATATCGCTCGATCTAACGCCCTCTTATACGCCATCATCACAGGATAAGCATTTTTATTGTTTTTAGGATCTGCCTCTGCAACTGAACAAAACTGTTGGCCCTCTGCATTTTCTACAGACAGAAAACACGTAGCTTTATTTAATTCTGCATAGAACTTTATATCAACGCTACTTGGAATTGGTTTAATCTTTTGCAGACCCGCAATTTGTTTTAAATACTTGTGCTTAATAATTTTCATACCACTTTGCTTATGAAGCCATACAGCATCTCTAAAATCGCTGTCAGATGGTAAAAACTCGCGTAGCCGTTTGTCGCTACTTTCTAACGGTGTATTGTTTGCCATTAATCATTCTCCAAAAGTTTAACACGGCGTTGCCCCCCGCCTGTTCTGTACACTCGCACAGTATCGTTAAATATTTCCTTATCATCGTCTTTCAATTTGCCTTTTAGCTGTGAGTCTATCGCGCTAAAGGCTTTGTAACTGTCTTTGTAGCGTACCCACTGCGCGGCTAATTCACAAAACTCGTTGTCTTGGTGCATCTGTCGCGTTTGATGCGGCACAACTTTAGGGATTTTAATTTTAGGCTCCCAATCAGAATCTGGCGCTTCATCGTTCATAACGTGCTGATAAAAGCCTCTATACAACGACAACAAACTTTGCTGTGTATCTGGCTCCGCTGGTATAGGTATAACATCCCATTTACTGTTTCCGAAAAACACTGACAATTCCGATTGCGTAACTGGCACTCCGAAAGCCGCTTGTGCAACCAGCATTTGCATTTGCATTTGTGCAGAGTAAGTATCTACTAACTCTTCTTTGTTGCTCCACTTTCTTTCGTTTGTATGCTTGAAGTCTACTAATACAATGTTGCCAGCATCATCAATTCGCCATTGATCAGGGTGGGTTAACAACCAAGGATAGTCAGGGTGTTGTGTTTCTAGTTCGAGTTTGTCACGCCACGTTTTACGCCAAGCGTCATTGTCAGCAAATTCGTACCCTGTCATCATTTCGTAATAACGTTTATTGAGACTTTCGGTATGACTGCCCATCAAGACGTTGAGTTTTGTTGACAAATCTTCTGGCTCTTTTCGGCCTGTGTATTCCAGCCAAGCATCCATCAAACCATTTTTCATATTGATCAATCGGTAGGCAAGAGAAGCACCTAGATAGATGTTGTTTTTTGACGCTACTCTATCGCTTGGTTGGCGCATTGATTTTTTCCCATAGCTTTTTGAAACGTTTTGACTCTCTGGTTAAACCCACTAGCCGTAAACATTCCATTGTGATTGTTTCATAATGGCCTAACGGATACGGCTTACTATTGATCTTTTCGATAGTCGCTTGTGATAATATCGGTTCGTCCGTTTGTTTATTTGTCATAATCTTCTCCAAAAATTTTTTACACCTTACTTTACTTTTTGTAACGTGACAAGTTATAACGGTTGAAAGACTTAACAAAATGTAATACAGGTGATTTATGGATGTTTACTTAGCCAGAAAAATTATTGACGCACTTGGCGGCGTTTCGTTGGTTGCAGAGATGATAGGCGTTACGCCGTCTGCTGTTACCCACTGGAAAAATCGCGGTTTACCCGCAAGCATTAAAACACGAAAACAGTTAGAAAAGTTGCTAGTGCAAAAAGTTAAAGATGCTGACACTTTTATAGATGAGTTGTGGCATGGCTAAAAGTCGCGCCGCAAGACTTGGCTATGCTGATGAGCAAAAAGTTTTACGTCAATTTGAAAAGATTGGAGTAAAAGGATTTCGTGTTGACAAACGAGCCGGACAATTGGGCGCAAAAAATTCTTATGATAATTGGCTTACTTACCCAAACGGCAAACAGTTACCTAATGAGCAAAAGCGTAAAAAGGGTGGCTTGGCTTGGGTGAGAAAGATTTTAGAGGGTGCGCCACCCGACACGGTGTTGACGGTGACAGAGCCAAATCAAAAGACGCTGGTGATTAAATACATGGATACGGAAGGGAAGTGCATAAAATGATATTGCCGACGATTCGTGACTTACGTTTGCCGCCTAGCGAAAAGTTGACGCTGTTAATTTTGGCAAGTCATCTGCCTAACGTGTTTCCATCCATCGACACACTTACTGAAGAAACAGGGTTAAGCCGCGCTACGGTACACAGGTGTTTACAGAGTTTGAAAAGACGAAATTACATTATTTGGGAGAAGACAGGGCGCAGTTCATCTTACACAATTACCCTGCCTATGGATGATGGGAGAAGTCTCATGGTGAGACATCAGAAGTCTCATGGTGAGATAACAGATGTCTCACAGTTATACTCTAAGAATCAAAATAAGAAACAAGATAAGAATATAAATAGTGTACAAGAAAAAATGCACGAAGAGTTTGAGCAATTTTACAGTAGGTATCCAAACAAGAAGGGTGACAAAAATTCTGCAAGACAACGGTTCCTAAAAACACGAAAAAAAGGCACAACCACAGAAAAAATTATGAGTGACTTGCAAGCGTATATTAGAACTAAACCTGATTGGCAAAGTTTCGCTCATTGTGCAACATGGCTTAAGCAAATGATGGATGGCGATTATTGGCGCAATGACGTTTACGAAAATACCGAAAAGACGAGTGCTGTCAAAAGATTGCAAGCACAATGGGAAAAGTACGGCAATATCGGTAAACAGCCGTGGGCAACTGATCAGACACGACTGCAAGAAGAACGGCTTATCCAACAAGCTTTTTACGAGGCAACCGATAGTGAAAAGACAATGCTCATACAGCAAGCGCCAGAGGGTGCAAATTTGCCAAGTAATGTCGTGAGGATGAAAGCAAAAACAAAAATGAGGGTGGTGCAATGCGACTAAACGTATTTCCAAAACACGGCGGCCAACCGTTACGGCTACAAATTTTTATACAAGGCCAAGCGAAGCCTGTTATTGACTACGCAATGGATGACAAAAAGACGGCGTGGTTGGTTAGCAAATTGTCAGAACAGCTTGCCGTAGAGCCTCACTTATCACTAAATCACGCTATTAACGCACGTTACAAAGAGGCTGAAGTGTTTGCACAAATCAAAGAGTTTGTAGCGCAAGAGTTCGATTTAGACCCAATGTGTAATTTCAACTTACAAAACAGAACGTCACACATTGCATTGCCACGTCAGGTAGTAATGTATTTAGCTGAAAAACATTGTCGCAGTATGGGTGTGACACAAATCGCCAGAATGTTAGAGCGTGATCACACGACTGTTTTGCATGGTGTAAAAGTAATAAAGGATAAAATTATGCAAGATGCTGACTTTGCAGAGCGTTTGCAAGTCATCGAAGAAAATCTAAATTCATGGATTTTACGCCGACAACATATATATCTGGAAAGGTACGATGAATAGGGCTTTCGTAATTAGTAATTTCACACGCCACGAATTTGATCATTACCCAACAGTCGATGGTAGATGTATTAAAAGTTTGCTTGCGGCTTACCCTGACATACCAATGCCAGCTTTAGACCCCTTTTGCAACGGAACGGAGCCAACCAGATTATTTCCAGCAGTCAACGGCACGTTACGAGATATGAAAGGACGTTTTCAAAGCGTCATTACAAACCCGCCATATAAAAAAAGTATTGTTGATGATTTAATGCAGACGGTTATTACCGCTGTTTCAGAAGGTGATATACAGGTTGCCGCCGCTTTGATGCGGATTAGCTGGGATTGCGCTAAAACTAGAGCCAGTTATTGGCAGTGGCCTTTCGCTTGCAGTCTCCGTTTGCAATATCGGCCTTATTGGTCAGAAGAACCAGCAAAGGCAAGCCCTATCCATAACTACCAATGGCTTATTTTTGACAGGAGAATACCACACGAAAAAGAACCAGTTGTAAGGTACCACAACGGAGTCACCAATGAGTAAAAAGAAAGAAGCATTAGAGCCGCCAGAGTTACGAGAAACGCCGGAGAGAAGCCAACATAGTCCAGTTGATGATGTAGCGTTTAAACCTAAAGGCGGTAAGGCTGTGCAGACTGTTCGCCGTGTGAGATATGAACACCCATTAGATGTAATGTTGCATCGAAGCTTGCTGACTGACAAACAATACGAAGCTGGCAACCTTTTTCGGCAACACTATTACAGGTCTGTAAATCAAAACAGGGTGACAGCGAGATATGGCGCTAGTGCTGGTGTAGGCGGCGGGGTAGATGATGAAGTCTATTCGAGGGAGCAAGTGCGTGACGTGTTGGGGCGTCTGACTTTGCGGCAAGCATCTGTGCTAATCGGCGTGTGTGGTCATGGTGAGTTTGCAACCACGTGGGCGCATAAACTCAATTGGAAGCCGTCGAAAGAAACGCCAGTATCATTGTTGCGTCAGGCTTTAGATGAGGCGGCGAGCCTATGGAAGCTTTAACCATTCGTCGCGCTTATCTGCACTCATTAATTCTAATGCGTGAATTAAAGCTGTATATCGTTTGTTTTCAGTTTTCATACCATTTTGTAAAGCACGTAACGACACACCTATTTTTGCACTGAAATCTTTTTGCGGAATCTGCATATCCCGCAACCTCTTACCATATTGGTGCATTTTACTCTCCATTGTTTTTTTCTTTATAAATTAAAATAAAAAAAAGTGCAATAAGCTACAGAAAAAACTTGTGGCATATATAGAAGTGTATTATATTTCTTAAATCGTTACTTACTTTGGAGAAAATAATGGAAAATATATTTGATCTTTTCACAGCCGCTGATGAGTTAGTGGCTATCGAGTCAGATTTAAAAAAATTGGTTCAACGTAAGCGCGAAATACACGCTGAATTTAAAGCACGTGGTAAGGATGTAAACATCATTGGTAACAAGGCTACGATTGAGGTTCGCACTCACAAGCGCACAATGGTTGACAACAAAGAAATCCATAAACACGTGTCACGGCAACTATTAAGAGCGCACACGACGAAAAAAGACGTCACAAGTGTTAACATCAAGCCTGTTGCCGCTTCTGTAGATAGGTCGTTATTGTTTGCCGCAAAAAGCGCATAATAATTTACAAGGATGCCCGAAAGGGCATCCACTTTTCAAAATGGCTAAAAAACAGCAGTTGACATTTAGTAAAAAGTGTAGTATACTTCTTAGATTGTTAATAACTTTTGGAGAAGTTGTAAAATGAAATTCAAAATGCCAAAACACGCTTATGGCAAGAAGCCACCAAAAACGCTAAACGGCGCAACCTTTATGTGGGTACACTTACAAGACGAACTGCCACGCATCGGTTGTGGCAATCGCACTGTATGGGCCAAAAGTGGAACGAAGTGGACACACGTTTGCGACACAATGGGCAACAGAGCCAAGTTGCTTAATGCACAATTCGACAAAATTGCAAAAAGGTAGGGAGAATAATAATGGCTAACATACAGCAAGCGCCCTACACATTGGATGTAGGTAAAGACAGCCAAGAGGCTATTGACAAACAGCTAGGTAGCCTTATCGGTGAGACAGTTTGTGTTTCATGGACAAAGGTTATCCACGCGAACAAAAAATTTGCACTTGGTTCTAGGAAGCATTTTGAGCCTCAGATTTCTGTGCAAGGAACACTTGAGGGAAACGAAGAGACAGGGAGGTATCGCGTTCTATTAAACGATAGCACCTACTCGTATTTCTATAACGACAGTGTGTGGTCGATGGGGCAAGCCGTCGGTAAACGCGCAATCGTATTTATATTATAAAGGGAGTCAAAAAAATGTGGCGTTTAGTAAGTGAAATTATTGGGGGGCTGATCGTAATGATCGGCCTACCAGCTTTAATGTTTTTTTACGGTGTTGCTTTCGGGTTAGTACAATGATTGCCCCGACATTGCGGCAGACTTGCCGATACAATGCAAGGCGCAAGGCATTAGAAGAGGCGCTGGCGTTGTTGCAACAGCTTAGTGATCATCTTGTGGAAGCAGATAAAGATTTCGGCAACGTGACTAATGCGTTTGCCTTTGCGCATGAAGACTTAGGCAACAGCCGACAAGGGCTAGAGGAAGAGTTAGAAGATTTAGATTATGAGGACGAGACATGAAAATGTATAAAGCAATTCTAAACGATGAACGTTGGAATAAAATTCATCAGCACGATCGTGACGTAAATGCTATTTGGTTGTATAACAATTCCAAACCAACAGACACCAAATGGTGCGACACTATCAAGGGTGCGAGGAACGAAGCGTTAGACCTTGGGATGCCAGCCAATTCGGTTATTTTAGGTGTTAATTTCAGGGATGCGCGAAAAGCGTTAAAAGATTTTATGAACGGCAAGCCTCATGTGAATGGGCGAGTAGAATTTGTAAGATATATAGACCGCAATATAACCGCTATTCTACAGGGATAGAATGATGAAAAAGAAATATTCTGTTAGCGTTAATGTAAACTTTTCAGATCACATCGAAGCAGACAATGAAGATCAAGCATGGAAAGCTTTGAAAAAAACCTCTGGGATTAATAGTTTTCTTTTTGCAATTTTCCGCTGTCAAAACCGCTTTAGTAAACGCTTTGCGAGTCGGCGCCTACTTACCGTGAAATTTACGGAATCTTTAGAAAAGATAAAATCAAAACATAAGAAGGGGGGCTATAAACAATTGGCTTACTTACCTAACAAACGGCACCCTGTTTCTTCGTTTAGTGTGCCAAATTTCCCACTTTATTTAAATCTACAAAGGACAGTGGGACAACGCTTAGTACGCACACGAAAAATGAACGTTCGTTACGCACAACATCTAGTGCAGAAAGTGGGTTGACGTACTAAAAATTCGATATTAGAGTTATTTCCACTGTTAGATTTCTGCCTTGTGCATTTATACAATGTGATCTCCTGTTTTAATATCACCGACAGTAACAATCCAATAGTAACTTCTCCAAAGTGAACGTGTATAAATCACAGGCAGAGTCTAGCAGACCATAGCGGTTTTGACATTGCCGCTTCACTCCTTTGTTAAACGGCTGGTAGCATCCTCCAACACTGCCAGCCGTTTTTTTTGGAAGCAATTATGAAAATACAAGATTATTTCAACAATCCAGAGATAGGAACAGGCAACGTTTCTGTTTGGGAACACGTGGACGGTTCATGGGTTGTGATCGAAGTTACAAGATTTGCCGCTAGTGACAAAGAAATGGCAAGACAATATGCGTCTATGTTAGCAGGGGAAGAGTGCGTCCCAGTTGATGCAACAATGCACTGATAACTTGAAAAAAAACCAATTATAAACCAAGAGGAATATTATGGCACATGGCGGCCCAAGGCCGAATTCTGGGCGAAAAAAAGGTAGTAAAAACGTCAAATCAATTGAGATAGCTAACCGTTGTGCAGAAGAGGGAATAACGCCTTTAGAATATATGCTCAACATTATGCGTGATCCAACGCAAGAATTTGACACACGTATGGATGCCGCGAAGTCAGCCGCGCCATACATTCACCCTAAACTTGCATCAGTCGAACAGAAAGTAGAAGCAGAGGTAAACGGTTCAATATATGAATGGCTCACAAGATCAGTGGCAGAGGCTGGGCAGAGCGTGGTCGCAGAACCCAACGATGTTCGTGGAACAGACGTTGAAGGTGACGCCGGAGAAATGGCAAGCGGAAGCACTGACAGCACTATGCACTGAAGACCGCATAGCTGTCAGGTCAGGTCACGGTGTAGGCAAGTCAGCATTTAGCGCATGGTCAATACTTTGGTGGATGTATACCAAATCACCGTCTAAGATTGCAGTGACAGCGCCGACAAGTCACCAATTGCAAGACATACTTTGGTCAGAACTAGCAACGTGGCACAGGAAAATGCCGAAAGCGTTGCAAGATTTATTTGAATTGACTGCAACACGATTTTATTTGAAATCACAACCTGACACAGCATTTGCAGTGCCAAGGGTTAGCCGTCCAGAGAAGCCCGAAGCTTTCCAAGGTTTTCACAGCGATAATATGTTGTTTATCGTAGACGAGGCTTCTGGGGTAGACGAGGTAATTTTTGAGGTAGGTCAGGGCGCTATGTCAACCAAGGGCGCTAAGACGTTGATGGTTGGCAACCCTACAAGGACAAACGGTTATTTCTTTGACGCATTTAATCAGCAACGAAGCAACTGGTGGACAAAGCGTGTTAGTTGTGCAGAAAGCACAAGGGTCGATCCCAGCTTTATAAAAGAAATGGCATCTAAGTATGGTGCTGACAGCGCAATATACGCCGTCAGGGTGCTTGGAGACTTCCCAGAGCAATCAGATGACGCAATCATCTCTTTGTCGCTCTGTGAGGCCGCTATACGTCGAGATGTAGAGCCGCTAATGGGTCAGCCCACATGGGGCTTGGACGTGGCAAGGTTTGGTGATGATCAAACGGCTTTAGCCAAACGTCAGCGCAATGTGATGTTAGAGCCAGTAAAAAGCTGGCGTAACAAGTCAGTGACACAGGTTGCTGGCATAGTAATAGACGAATACTTGCAAACGCCGTCATCAGAGCGCCCAGCTAAGATACTGATTGACTCGATAGGCGTAGGCAGTGGCGTGGTTGACATACTGCAAGATGAAGACTTGCCAGCTATTGGAATAAACGTAGCAGAAAGCCCAAGTGTCAGGGCTAGATATATGCGGCTACGTGATGAATTGTGGTTCAAAGGCCGCGAATGGTTAGAGGCCAGAGACTGCAAGATGGTCGATGATCCAGATTTAATAGGTGAGTTGACTGCCCCACGTTATGCAATGACAGCAAGCGGCAAAATACAGGTAGAGCCAAAAGATAAAACAAAGCAACGTTTGGGTGGCTCACCAGACCTAGCAGACGCATTTTTACTTACGTTTGCATCGCCTGATCATCGTGTAAGCGAAGATCATTACTACGAAACCGACTATTACGAGGATAGTTAAATGGCAATGTACAAGAAGAAAACTACCAAGCGTAAAGGGCCAGCACCATCAGGCCGTATGATTACGAGGGGTAGAGGAATGTATCAAAACACTCGTGGTATGAACCCAACAAAGAAGAAAAGGTAAATAACAATGCCATATCATAAAAAGAAAAAAGGCGGCAAAAAGAAATGACAACCATTTCATTCAAGTCGCTTGTGTTAGAGGCCGACAGGGATTTTTACGAAAAAGCTTACTACCCTTGGGTCTACAAGTTTGGCAAGCCGTCAGACACATATGATGCAGACCAATCAGGTCGCTACTTTGTGCAAGGTGAGCCACGTGCAGGGCAGAAGTATGGATGGAAGTGAGAACGTCACGATTTATCGTGATGTAGCTGGTGTACCTACGCCGACAGAGATGAATATGGCATCACGTGCGGCGGCACAACTTGACAAGCATTACACAGGTTATAGATGGCAAGTGGCAGTGCGTGGCGCTGTTGCTATCGTGCGTAATCCAGCATTAAGCGCAGACATGGGTTACTTCATAAATTTAAACGATCCTAGCGTTACTTTCGAAGACGCAATAATGAGGGCTGGCGGCGAAATACTAGAGCGTCACAATTTACGGCGCGGCAATGTAGACGTGGCGGCATATGCTGAAGAAGCCAGTAAGAGTCCTTGGTAGGGAATAAGAAATGCGTATTACAGACGGTTCAGCCGACTCAAAGCTTATGGACTATGAGGTTGATGATGATGGCGAAGGTCTATCACCAGAAGATGACACCGATTGGTTAGAGTTAAGCCGTAGTTGTTATGACAATGCTGTTGACTATGTGCAAGCGGCTCATAGGGATGATTGGGAACGCAACTTAAATCTGTTTAACAACGAACACCCAGCAGGGTCAAAATATAACTCAGACGCATTTAAACGACGTTCCAGACTGTTTAGGCCAAAGGTCAGGTCATATGTAAGAAAAAACGAAGCAGTCACTGCACAGGCGTTTTTTAGCACCAATGACGTGGTTAACATATCTCCGCAAAATGACAACGATCCTAACCAGTTAGCGTCTGCTGGCATCATGCAAGAGTTGCTGAATTACAGACTGCAAAAGACAATACCTTGGTTTAGGTTGCTGGTTGGCGCAAGGCAGACTGCCGACATTTATGGCATCACAGCCGCTAAGATCTTCTGGCATTACGCTGAAGCAGAGGACGGCGAAGAGGTGGTTGCTGACGAAAATGGTATGCCAATCATCAATGATAAAGGTGACATTGACGTACAGCCCCGCATGACGGTGGTAAAAG